TGATAATCATGATTTTTCAAGATTAGAACCTATTGAATGTCCTAATTCTCATTGTAAAACAGGAATTCCACCTATATAAAAATTTAAACTTCTACCAAATATAATATTTAAACTAGAATGTTCAGATTGTGTATGTATATCAATATTTTTTAATCTTGCAAAATCATCTTTATGTGCTTTATTTTGTGAATCAGTAGGTTGAGTAAATGAAGGTTTTTCAAATACTAAATTTTTTAATTCTTCATCTATAAATTTTATTTCAGAAATTTTTTCTGATAAAAATATATTATTTGCTTTATCAATCATTATTTATTAATCTCCTCTCATAACATCAAATACTATTTTACCAACTTTTTTATGATCTAAAATAACATCTGCTGGAGTTACTACAACATTAATATTTCCAGTTGTTCCAGAAAGTTTATTATTTGAATTAACAGATTTTATAACAGCCTTTGTAGAATTCGCACCAGATAAACTTAATAATTCCATTCTTGCTTTATGGGCTTCATTAGTTACTTGTTGTAATGGTTTTATCATTAATGTAATATCACTTGCTAATTTACTAAATACGCCACCAGTTAATATTGAACCTATTCCTAAAATAATTGCGGTACTTGTAAATCCTAATAAGGCTAAACTGATAGCGTTTAATCCTAGAGCAACACCATATAATTGAGCGGGATTTAAACTCTTTAAAGTTTCTAAAACTGGTTGAATCATTTGACCTGCTTTTGAAAATCCTTGCATTGCTTTAGCAACAACTCACATTCCTGCACCCATTATGGCAAATGCTGCCGCTCCTAATAATACAGCAGGAGATGCTGCCGATATTGCTATTCCTAATCCAATTAATACTGTAGTTAATATAATTAATGATGTAACTCCCAATGCAACACCTTTTCAAGAAACACCAGTACTAAATTGTTGCATTGCTTTAGACATAATTCATGTAGCTGCGGCTAATTCAATCATGGCAAATCCAGCGGCTAACATTTTTTTCGGATTAAAACTATTTAAAAATCCAGAAAATTTTCCTGCACCTTTCCCCGGCATTTTCATCAATCCACCTACTACACCACCAATTCCTTTACCTAATTTTTTTATTCCCACAATTGCTGATATGATTCCTCCAGAAATTAAAAATGCTCCAATTCATCCTCTTGCGGCTTTTTCTGCTTTTTGTGCTGTTTTAGTTCATTCTTTAGTAGATTTTGAAAAATTATTCATATTACCTACAATAAAAGTTAATCCAAAATTTATTTTTTCTAATGTTCAAGAAATTCCATCTAATAATGGTTGCATAAATGGAGCAAACACAAATTTTAATAAATGAAAAAATTGTTTTAAATTTGATTGAACTGATGAAGTATCCATTTTATCAGCAAAATCTCCACTACCATTTAATATATCAACGGTTTCTTGTGTCAAGTCTTTTGTTTTTTCATAATTTTTAACCATTGCAATTGCTTTATCAGCAGTTGTTCCTAATATATTTGCTAATTCTTGTCTTGATATAACATTAAGATTATTTAAATCAACTGATTCTGATAATTGACTTAAAATAGTTCTATTGGCACCTAATATATCACCTTGTAATACTTGTTGTCTTGCAAGACCAACATTTAAATTAGTACCAAAGAAAATCTGGGCTTTCATTGCTGATTCCATTGAGGTTTCAATATCCAATAATGAATTTGCCAATCCAAGTATATTAGAAAATTCTACACCTAATTTTTTAGCAAAAATTGCAGCAGAAGCAATATTTTTTCCTGTTCCTTTACTATATTTAGCAACATCTTCAGAATTACTTGCTATTTCTCTCATAACTTCACCAGGGATAACATTATTAATATCTGATAATGTTTTTAATATTACTGAAAAATCTTTTACTTGATCTGTAGAATATCCTAATGTTCTTTTTTGAAATGCAACTAATTCGGCAGCAGAATCACTTGTCATACCAAAAGTTTTTTCAATTATTGATGTAGTATATATTAAATCTTGATCTATAGAAGATAAATCACCCATATTAGTAATTAATCCTTTTGTAACATCAAGAATTCCTGACATTGTTGTTCCATATTGAGCAGTTTGTAAATAAACATCTCTTGCTTGTGATGTTAATTTTTTCATTTCTTTTCTGGATACTCCTAATCCAGTTATAAAATTATGTAATGATTCATCCCAACTTTTAAACATAGCAATGGCAATTGTAGCAATAGCAACTAATCCAACAAGTAAAGTTTTATTAAATTTTGATAATTTAGAAAATACATTTTTTGCTTTTAAAACAATATTATCTAATGCATTTTCCACAGGTCCAACGAATAGAAAACTATCTCTATCAAATTCTCCATCAGCAATTGATTTACCTACAATTGGAATATGTTCTAAAGCACTTCTAAATCTTTCACCGAAATCACCTAATGGTTTTCCAGATTCTCCTGGTGGTTTTTTATAATTTTCATTTAATTGATTAATTAAATCTTTAGCTTTACCAAAAAATTTATTAAAAATATTATTACTTTTTTTAATATTCCCAGACAATTGCAAAGTTACATCATTGAATATATTTCTTTCTTTTCTAGGCATTATTTGTTTTTATTTTCCTTTAGATTTATTTATTTCACGTTGTATTTCTTTTTGTTCCTTTTCTTTTACATCAATTAACTTTAAAATTAAATATCTTTTATAAGTAACAGGCATTTGTCAAACTGTATTAAAATCAAAATGTGAATGATAAACAAGACTAAAAATTTCGTCCAGAATATCTTCTATCGTCATCGCCTGAGTTTCAAAAAAAGTTAATATCTAAAGGTATATCAACATAATCATAAAATGAACAATTATTACATTCAATACGTTTGGCTAAATCTACATCTGGTGTATTTTTTGTTATATCTTTTCTTAATTCTCTACTTTCAATGGAAGACATTTTACCATTTTTAATATAATCTCTAATAGTTGATTTATTATTATCATCATTAATGGCATCAATAATTTGAACAAGACCATCAGATAACGTTACATTTCTTGAACCATTATTTGTTAATTTATTTTTTTTAATAATAGTTTTTTTCAAATTTTCATTTTCACCTTGTGTTAAAATGTGATAAGTAAATTTGTTTTTAAGACTACTTGTAAACTCAAATGAATTTTCTTCTACATCTTCTGGTATTTCAAATACTTCTAATTTATTAATATCAAAAACAAAATTTATTTCATCATTACATACTGGACATTTTACTTTCATATTTGAAGTAGGACCATACATAGATTTTTTTGTTTCAATAATTAATGTATTCAAATCACCTATTACTAAATCATCAATTTTAATATTTTTAGTAACGATTAATGATTCTAATAATTTATTAAAAACAATACCTTTATTGATATAACTTCTATTTAATAAAATATATTCTTCTTTTGTAGTGCCATATTTCATTTCAATTACACCATCTCTTAATGGTGAATCTTCGGAATATAACTTTCCTTTAGATGGTAAATTAACTAAAAAAGTAGAATATTGGTCTACATTTTTTTCTTCTGGCATATAGCCTCCTGGGTTTTATTATTAAAAATTATTTTTTATCTAACCGTACGTTCAAGAACTGGAAAATCGTACTTTAATGTTAATGAAATTTCTTGAGGTTCTTTTACTGACATATCCAAATCACCAAAATCTCCATTACCAATCCATACATTATGAAGTACTCAAGTTTCAATAAGAGTTCCTGCAGGTGATAAAATATCAATTCTTGCTTCTCTTGCAGCATAAGTTGATTTATAACCACACAGTCCTGATTCAGGATCATAATGTCTTAAAGCCCAAGATCAAACTTTTTTTGAAGCTGCTGGTGATATTGGATCAATTAAAGTAATATCTAAATCATCAAAAATTGTTTTACCTTTAAATTTTCTTTCTGAATTTAAAAAATTTAATTTATATTCATCATTACTAAATTTTGGTCTTCCAGCAGTTTTAATTGTAAAAGCATCTAAAGCTTCATCTGTTCCATTTCCAAAAAATACTGAAAAAATGAACAAATCTTTTTCTTTAGGTTGTCCAATTTTATCAACACCATTTGCCATTAATTCGCCATAATTCATTTTATTTATCTCCTAGTTTTTTTTATATTTATTATTTTCATTAATAAATATTTTTTATTATTTTTTTAATTTTAAATAGTTTAGATGTAAAAACAAAAGTTTTTTGAATAAAAACACCACTTTTGAAAAATTGAAACATATTTACTTAATGAAATACAATTAATACCGCTCCTTTAAAAAAAGGAAAACTAACTTATCGAGTAATAGTATCGTTATCAAGACTCCGTAAGTCCTATTATTGTGTATATATTTTTTTATAAAATGGTTACTGCGGTTTAACTCTTTACTACCAAACAATAATAGGCGTTATTATAGGAAACGAAACCTATAACTATAATTTTAAATTTAATAGAAAATAACTATTACAATTTAATTTGTTGAAATGTGAACAATCTATAAATGAAAAATGGTTAAAAAATATGATTAAAAATAATTTAATTTTAGGTTTAGATATATCAACAACAACTATTGGATTTAATATAATTAAAAATAATATTAATTCTGATATTATAAAATTTGGTTTTATTAAACCAAATTTATATGTTGAATCTAAAGATTCAACAATTTATACTGATAATGAAACTTTAATTTTCAAATGTATTTATTCAGTAAATGAAATTAAAAAAATATTAATTAAATATTCAGACATAAAATATGTATTTCTTGAAGATAGTTTAAAAAATTTTGCAACTGGTAAAACAAAAGCAAATGTAAAAATTATGTTAATTACTATAAACAATATTATATATTACGAATTATGAAAAGAACATAAATATATAATTCAAAAAATACACCCCAGTACGGCAAGAAAATTAGCTATAGGTAAATCAACTAATAAATCATTTAAAAAACCAACACCTAAAAGGTTTGCTATGTGTTTTTTAATAAAAAAATATGGTAAATCATTTTATAAACAACTTCCCAGAATGAAAAGAAAAGATAAATTAAGTAAAGAAGCATTTGATATTTCAGATTCATTAATTATATCTTTATCTTGTCAAAAAAAATATTTAAAATAATTCTTGTTTTTAACAATTAAATATGTTATATTCTGTATGAAATATAATAAAATTGGTTCAAAATTAGAAAATATCAATGCAAATAAATAAAGACATATTAAATTTTTTTGAAGAAATACTAGGACCTAGTATTCGACATACTAAAGGAAATTATTCTTTTAAATGCCCTAAAATGAATCATAGAAAATCCAGATTATGAATTAACTTTGAAACTGGTCAATACCAATGTTTTGCTTGTCAAGATTTAAAAGGCAAATCATTTTATTCTTTATTAAAAAAAATTGGTGCAAGTAAAATTAAATTTAAACAATTATCAACTATTTTAAATGATAACATTCAAATTAATACCATTAACATTTTAGAAAACCAATTAGATAAAACAGAATTAAAATTACCAAAAGATTTTTGGCCATTATCAAACCAAAAAAATCATTTGGATATAAAAATGCTTTATATTATATTAAGCATGATAGACACATACCAATGTCAATTATAAAAAAATATAATATTGGTTACTGTGAATCTGGTGAATATTTTAATAGAATTATTATACCAAGTTATGATAAAGAAGGTAATTTAAATTATTTTACTGGTAGAGCATATGAAGATGTGTTGTACAAACCATATAAAAATCCATATGTTTCAAAACTTGATATTATACCTTTTGAACAATATATTTCTTGGAATATACCATTAATACTAGTTGAAGGTTTTTTTGATGCAATTTCAGTTGATTATAATTCAGTACCATTATTAGGTAAAAAAATATCTGATAATTTTATTAAACAATTAATAGAACATGATATTGATTTTGTGTATTTGATGTTGGACGGAGATGCTGTAGGAGATTATATTAAATTAATTCAAAAATTAAAATTATATGATATTGATACTAAACCAATTTTTTTAAAATTAGATAAAAATCCAGAAGTTTAATCTCAAGAAGAAATATTTATAAAATGTAAAAACGCAAAAATATTTACAAATGAAGATATTTTAAAATTAAAATTAAAAATGGTATAATTATGAGTAAAAAAACAAAAAAGAAAATCGAAACAGATGATTATCTTTGAAAAGAATATGGTATAAATAAATTGTGTAAAAAATGTATTCATAAATGCAAACAACATGGTAAAGCAATTATTACACAATGCCCAATGTATAAAAAGAAATAAGGTAAAATTTTGTATTTTAAAGAATTAAAAACAAAACAATCTAATTCAGTTATAAAAATTGCTCATTCTGCGGATATTCATATTAGAAATAGCACAAGACATAAAGAATTTGAAAATGTTTTTAAATTATGATATGAAAATTTAAAAGAACTAAAGCCAGATTTAATAATTTTGGCAGGCGATATTATACATTCAAAAACTACCATATCTCCAGAAGTGTTTGAAATAGTTTATTCATTATTTAAAAATTTATCTAAAATTGCTGATGTGATTGTAATTCCGGGAAATCATGATATAAATTTAAGTAACATAAAAAGAAAAAATGTATTATCTGCAATTGAAAAAGTAAATAAAATTGATAACGTTTTTTTATTAGAAAAATCTGGTATATATAGATATAACAATATTGATTTTTACCATTGTAGTTTACTTGATAATAAACATCCAAAAGTAATATATGATAAGACACAAACTAATATTGCTTTATGACATGGTACAGTTGATTTATCAACCAATAAATATAATTATGAATTCAAATCTAAAATTAATAAATCATATTTTAAAATGTATGATTATACTTTTTTAGGTGATATACATAAAAGACAACTTGTTTCAGATGATAATTTTATTCAATATCCAGGAAGTTTAATAACTCAAGATTATGGCGAATCACCAGAAAAAGGTTATTTAATGTGGAATTTAAATGAAAAATCTTCTACATTTATTCCTATTGAAAATCCTAATACTTTTTATACTATTCATATTAAAAAAAATAAAATTGAAAATTTAGATGATATAAAAGTAACCAATCCTAGAATTAGAATTTTTATAGATGATATTTCATTAAAATATAAAAATAAATTTTTAAATGAGATAAATAAAAAATGTAAACCAATGGAAATTTCTATTCTTAATGAATCTAATGATTATACTACAAATGTAAATAGTAAATTAAGATTTAATAATTTTCATGATATTGCAGTACAAAATAAATTGTTGAAATCATTTTTGCAACAAAGATATGAAAATATTAAAGACGAAGAAATTGTTAAAGTATTAAATATCAATAAAGAAATTGAAGAAATATTAGAAGGAGAAGGAAAATATACTCTTCCTAATTATAATTCAATATGATCTTTAAATAAAATCGTATTTTCTAATTTATGTAAATATGGTGAAAATAATAAAATTGATTTTGATAATATAAAAGATGTTACTGGAATATTTGGCAAAAATCAAGCGGGTAAAACTAGTTTATTTGAAATTATATTTTTTGCATTATATGGTAGAACGCAAAAGAAAATTAACATAATACATATGGTAAATGATAAAAAAAATCATGGTAGTGTAAAAGCATTTATAAAAATTAATAATGTTGAACATGTTATTGAAAGAACAATTGAATTAAAAGAAAATCACTTGAATGGAGAAAAAAGATTAATTAAAAATAAATTAAATTTTTATAAAATAAATAATACTGATGAAATTTCATTAAATGGTGATGATAAAAATACCACTGAAAAAACAATCAGAACATTAATAGGTCAACCAGAAGATTTTCTTAATACTACAATGATTCCTCAAAATCGTTCTACCAAATTTATTCAAAGTTCCAGCCATAGAAAAAATTTCATAAGTCAAATGATTGGTCTTGAATCAATACAAAAGAAATTTGATAAAGCAAAAACTATATACAGAAGAAAAAATATTATTCTAGATGATTTATTAAGTAAAAAAGTAAAAGAAAAATTTAGTTCATTGGTTAATATTATTACTGGATTATCTTTGAAACTTATAGAATTGGAAACTGATAAAGTAAATTTGAAAAATATAATTAAACAAATTGAAATTGATATTAAGAAAATTCAGAAAAAAATTAATAATTCAAATACTATTATTATTGATTTTGATAATTTGCAACAAAACAAAGTAACAAAATATGCGAGTTTAAAACTTAATAAAGAATTATATGATGAAACTAATGATTTAATAAAAATAGATAAAGACAATTTACAAAAATTAAAATTGAAATTAGATAAATATAATGATGTTGATTTTGATAATATTGAAAATAGATTTAATGATGCAAGAAAAAATGTTAATGTAGTAAATAGAAAAATAGAAAAATTGAAATTTATAATTGAAAATAAATTAAGTCAAACTAAAATATTAAGTGAACAACCATGATGTTTAACCGAAGAACTTTGTAAAAAATGTTCTTGGTTACAATTAGCTTCAGAAAGTAAAAACGAATTATTAAATGAATTAAAACCACAATCAGTTAAATTGTTATCAGAAAAAAATGAAAAAAATGAAAATTATGAAATTTTAAAAAATTATTATGATAATTATAAAAATTATAAAAATATAAAAACAAAAATAAACGCATTAAATCAATCTATTAAATTTAATGAATATAAGTTATTAGATACAGATAAAGACATACAACAATTAAATAATGATATAATTGGTATTGATAAACAAATTGAAATTTATAATCAAAATAAAAATAATATTAAAAATGTTATTGCATTACAAAATAAAATAAAAGAATTAGAAATGTTATTAAAATCAAATAAAAAATTATTAGAAAATAATAATAATAAAATTACAGATTTAATAATTGAAAAGAAAACAAGTGAATTAGAAAAAAATAAAGTTGTAAAAGAATTACATAGAATTGAAGAATTGGATGAAGAATGTTGTTATTATAAATATTACATTGAAGCAATGGATAAAGATAATATACCATTACAAATTATAAAAGATTTCCTACCAGAAATTAATAAAAAAATATCTAATATATTAGAAGGTACAGTACCATTTTCATTACAAATAAAATATGATGGTGAAAACGATTTATCTATTATTTTGATAAGGAATGATGGTGATAGAAAAATTATTGAATCCGAAGGTGGTATGGCAAATGTTATTGCCGGGATTGCTTTGAGGGTTGCGTTATTAGAATTATCATCATTACCCAAATCAACATTGTTTGCTATAGATGAACAATTTTCTGCTTTGGATAATGATGTATTATGTTCAATTTCTAATTTATTTAATTATATTAAAAGAAAATTTAAAAATGTTTTATTAATAACTCATTTAATATCTATAAAAGATTCTGTAGATAATAGTATTGAAATCCATAATGATGGTAAATTTAGTTATGTGAATGTATAATTATTTTACATTTTTGTTACAATTTTTGTTAAATTTAAAAGTGTTTTTAATAATCCTTCTGCTGATCTAAAATATTTTTCACCATATGCTCTAGGGTCTTTTACGTTTTTAATTGCATCACCTAAATTTTGTAATGCCATATCGATTTCTAATCCAAGTTTTTCTGGTGTCATGTATACTTCGTTCAATTTATCTAATTCTTCTTTAATCATTTTTCTTAATTGTGTTTCATTAATTTTCATTTTTTTATCCTTTTTTGTATTTTGATTTATATAAACATTCTTTTCTTTTTCTTTTTTCTGAAGGCTTTTCATAATGAGTATGTAATTTATAATCTTGTAAAATTTTAGATTTTTTAACCATTTTTTTAAAACGTTTTAACATTTTTTCAATCGATTCATTTTGTTTAACTGTTATCATTGGTGGAACTATTTTTTTCATGATTATCCTTTATTTTATTCCTTAATATAATTATTCAATTCAATGATATTATTAATGATGATATTAATTTTATCAATTGTAGTTTTATGTTCAATGATAGATTCTTTATTATCAGATTCTTTTAAATCTAAATAAGCTCCATGTGTTGAAGGGGTGCTTACCAAATCCCAAGTTAATAATTCAAAATTTTCTTGAACAATATCACAACCATTTTGTCTTTTTACACTACCTAATCCTCTTGAACTAATCCCCAATCTTAAATCAGAAGCAACTAATTTTTTAGCAATATTACCATTTGGTGTATCTATTAATTCTACTTTACCATATAAATCATTTCCTTTTCACCATAATTCAATAATTTTATGAGAAATATTTCTTAAATTTACAATAGGACTATCTGGATGATCTAATTCTCCACCATTATCTTTATTTTTAATTTTTTCTAAAAATCTTTTATATTCTCTCATAAGAATTGATTTGGGATAAATTCTGCCATTTTTATTTTTTTGTTCAGCAGCTTGAATTTTACCTTCTATAATGATATTATTATTAGTATTTGATTTTGCTTCCATAATTGTAGATTTAGGAATTTGCAAATATCCAATAAATTCTATTAATAATTTTCTTTCATTTTCCATTTTATTATATTCCTATATTCAAATATTTCTTTTTTTCCATAAATCTCTCATAATATCAGCAACTTCATCCCTAATAATGTCTCGTATAACATTAATATCTTCTTTATCTAATGTATATTCTAATAATATATTTGATAAATTTTCTTTTAATAAATCATTGTTTAATATTGTATCGGTTATATCAAGTATTACTTTATTTTCTAGCATTATGTTAAACTCACTATATATATATTTTTATTTTCTCTTTTTATAGAAAAACCTAATTTATTTTTTATTTCAGTTACAAATGTAATAAATTCTGTTGTTGAAAGATTATCTTTTAATTTAAAAACCATTCCATTATTTGTTTTTTTAACATTTTCAATTCCTTTATATTTTTTTAATAAAGAAATTATTTGTTTTAATTTTTCTTGATCTTTAATGCCTTTTAAAAATAATATTTCAACCGTATCTAAATTATTTTTTATAGATATGTTTTCATATAAATAATTTTTAATTTCTTCTTTTATAGTTGATTTTATTAAATTAATTAATTTTTCTTTTGATAGTGACATGATTTATTCCTTATTCGTCTCTAACATCTTTATCGTTTGTTTTAGGATCTTCTTTTGTTCAAGAATTTTCTATTGTAGTAAAAAATTTATCTTTTTCTTCTTTTGACATATTTTCTATTTTATCAATGCCTTTTTCTTTCATGGCTCTTTTGAAAAATTCTTTATATGATTCACCATCTTTCATTTTAACGTTTACATCTTCATTCAATACATTGTTTTGAATATTTTTTGTTTTTGTTCTTTCGATATTACCATTTTTATTAATTGAGAATGGTTTGTCAATTGCACTATTTTTATTATTAAGATTTAACATGAGAAATTTCCTTTAATTGATTTTTAAATTTTATAAAACTTTCTTTAGTTGTATTTATGTTTAATAATGATTCTATTAATAATTCATTTTTTATTGTTATTAATTTTTTTAACTTTTCAAAATTGTTATTCATTTCTATTGATAACATTTTCTAATCTCCTTTATATTTCTTTTAATATTTCATTGAATAAATTATCTAATTTTATTGTTTTATTTTTTTCATTATTTTGTATTTGATCATCATAAAATATACTATGATTTAATTTTTTAAATTTTAATAAAAGAGTAATTAATAAAATTCTATAACTTCTAAATATATATTTATATTTGCTTTGATTTATTAATACTTTCATTATATGACAATTGTTTTAGTTCCAGTTTTTGGTTTAAAATTTGATTTTTTCATAACTGTAATAATGACTAAATCTAATATTCCTTTTTCGTTTTTAATTACACAAACTAAATTTAAATTAGTTTTTTTATCATGAATTAAAATATTATCTCCAATATCAATTTTATTAAACATTAATTGTTTAGCAATTATTTCTAATGTTTTATTAGCAGTATTTATAATATCATTATCAGTAATTTCTTCATCGTGCCGATGTTGTCTTTCTGAAGCATGTTTAGTTTTATCAATATCAATTTTAACATTAATATTTTTTGATAATTGTTTTATGGTTATTTCTGTTAATAAATATTGAAGTTTCATTTTATTATTTTATTCTTTTAATAAAGGTAGTATCTCAAGAATCAGATTTAACTTCACCAGTACCTGGAATATTGACTGATTTATCTAATCTAACATTTCATTGTTTTCCTTCTTTTGATCTTAATGTACCAGTTTTTCCATGAAAATATTTAGACATTTGATCATTTTTATGAATACCACTATATATTATTTTAATTTTATCACCAATTTCTAATTTTTCATTTAATATTAAAAATATTTCTTCTTTAATAATTTGTCTAAGTTGTTCTAATGATTCATCTTTTTTTAATTCATATTTATTATATCATTTCATAGGTTTTGACATCTTTGGATCTAAAATATATGATTTTATAAAATATTTCTTATCACCTTTTATTCCTTTTAAATATGGAACTTTATCTTCAAGATTTTTAGCCATTATTAACTTACCCATATATTTAAATCCAACTAATTTATCTTCAAATCAAACTGATTGAATATCATATTTATTAAGTTTTCCTACTTGTTTATATTTTAATATATTAATTTTTGCCATTTTTATTAATCCTTATTTTAGTATTGCACTTGTTGTTGTCATTTCATTTATTAATTTTTTTATATTTTTCCTTCATATCCAATGGCCGTAGTACCAACAATTAATTCAGCATTATCTGCATATTTTTTATTAACAATGATAATTATTTTTCCTTTATAATTTATTCTGAAATGTGATACTGGTGAGAATGCAAAATCAACATTTTTCTTACCAAAAATCTTTGCAAGATCCGGCCTCATATCTAGTAATACTTTGTTCTTGGCAAGTTCTCCAATTTTATTAAAAATATCATCAGATTCATTTAATCATTGAATTTCTTCTTTTATTATTTGTCTTAATTGTATTTCTTTAATTTTCATTTTTATTTTTCCTTATTTTGTAACATATTAGCACTACCACTTAATGGAGAATCTTTAAAAGCATATTTTGAATCATAACCAGGAGTTGCACTTGTTGTTGTTATTTCATCTATTAATTTTTTTATAATTTCTCTTAATTGTTTTTCTGATGATTCTTTCATTTTATTTCCACGATTTTTTAATATTTTTTGTTTTTCAATTCAATCTAAAGCAGTTTTATTTTTAATTGGTTTTTTTAAAAATTGCATAAGCCCTTTATTAACCAAGTTATTGAATTTTTTATCTGATTGGTTTTGATTTAAATGTTCATTATTATCAACTAATAAAAAATTTTTATTTCCAAATAATTTTTTTAAATTTAACATATTTTTTTGAACTAAATTTCACGAATCAGTTACTATATCGTTTGGTAATTTTCTTTGTCTGGAATTATTTCTTTCTAATGATGTTTCTAATGATGTATTAACAAAAATCATGTATGTATCATATCCAAGTGATATTAATTCTTTCTGTTGTTTTTTAATTGCATCTATTTTATGTCCAGTACCATCAATAATAACACCCAATCTACCAATTGTATAATTTTTTAGTCTTTGGGCAGTTAATTCTTTTGCATATGTTCTTAATCCACTATAATCTTTAGATGATGGATCTGTTAATTGTTTAAATAAATCTACAGGCATATTATCCATATCAACAGTATCAAAATATTTTTTTAATAATGATTCCAATTCTGTATCAGAACCGACTAATTTTAATCCAAATGTTGATATATTTAATTTTTCTGGAATGCCAAATAATTGTTTTACAACATAAGTTTTACCACTACCAGGACCTCCTGCTAAAAATATAGCCTTAAAAATACCAGAATCTTCTATACCTTCATTCAATCTTTGAATTTTTTCTCTAATAATTTTTCTTAATTGTTTTTCTTGTGATTCCATTATAATCCTATTTTTTTAAATGTTGAATTAAAGTCATTAAATTTCTAATTTTTAATACGATTTTTTCTACATGTTGTGGAGTTCATTTTCAATAATCTCGTTGTGTGACTTTGCCATCTTCTTTAAAACTTACTGCTAAATTTAATCTTTTTTCAGCATCACATAAATCTTTATATACATTTTTAGCAATAATACCTATTTTTTGGTGTGGTCGTTTATCATTAAATTCTGTACTATTATTATATTCTAATAAATCTTTTTTTAATTTGTTTATATCCGAATCATTATTCATTTTAGTATTCCTTACAGTTTTTCTAATTCATTATATAATTCTTCAAATAATAATAAATTATTAATGATAGATGATTTCATAATATTATTTTTTATTTTTCCTTTTATAGATTCTATATTTTCTAATATGTGTTTTGTTTTAATAACAATAACATTATCATTAATTGTTTCTATTATATCCGTAAATCTATTATAACAATCATTAATACATTCAGTTATTTCATCTTTTAAAATAGTTGAATCAATTGGATTTTCAATAAATAATTTCAGAATATGTTTTTGTTTTGAATTAAGATGTTTATACTTTTTATTAAAATTTTCTATTAAAAGTTTAAATGTTAAATTATCAACAATATAATCTTGTTTTGATTCTGATAATTCAATTTTTTCTATTTTTGTTTTTGAAGATAAAATGTTATTAATTAATGTTTCTTTTATTAAACTAACTTCGCCAATATCCGTTTCAATATCTGGACATTCTGCAAGTTTTAATAATTTATATGAACTTGCATAAACAATATAATTTGGAATGGATGATTTAAAAAACTTTTTAACATCAAATTTTTCTTTTAATTGTTTAATAAGATTGTATTTTTCAACGTTCAGTTTTTTAAAATTAATTAATCTTGATGTTTTTTGCACTTCAGTAATTAATTCATTTGCTGCTGATTGATTTTTGAATTTTGTATTTAATAAAACTTTATATAATAAAAATTCTTTATACAATTCAGTTTTTTTATTAAAAAATTCAAAGATAATATTTTTTATATCACTATTTTCTTTTTCATTTAAAATATCATTCGTTAACTGTTTTACTAATAAATCTCAAACAATACCAGTATTTTTAATTTTATTATGCTTTAATTTAGCATTTTTCATTTGATTTTCTCCATTTGTCGGATATAATATGTTCATTAATAAATATTTTTTATTTAATTTTTATTTATTTTACTAATTCTGTTGTTAATAAACTGTCAATATTTATATTTTCAAAGATTTTTTTAACGGGGTTTAATTCTTTTTTGTTTTTAAACTCTTTAAAATTATTCCTAAATCATTGTGAGCATTAATACTGGGTTTGTTTCCTACTATTCTTTTAGGATCAAACTCTGTACCTTGTTTTGATAATTCTTTATTTTCTTTATCTTTATCTTTTGATTCTTTATCACGTTCATTTTTTTTATCTTTTAAATCTTTTTCTTTTTCTCGTTCTTTATCTTTTAAATCTTTTTCTTTATCATTATTATCTTCATTATCATTTGAATCGTTTTCTTCATTTTCTTCATCATTATCATTAATATCATCTAATGTTGGTTCTTCATAAATTCCATTAGATTTTAATTCTTCCATAATTCATTCTCATTTAGAATCTTCCATTAATTGTTTTCTTATTTGAACAATTTCTTCATCAGAAAATCTAAACAATGTTTTATAAAAATATTCAGTTGGTAAAATTTTATTATCTTTGGCAGCATTAACTAAATCAATTTTTTTAGTCATGATTTCCATTTCTTGTTGTTCTCTTAAATTTGATGAATGAGTTAACTCAATATCAAAATCTAATAATTCTTCATCATTAAATTTGCCGGTAGAATAAAGATGAATCAATGCTAATTTTCTAAATTCTGATTCAATGGTTTTTTGAACTCTTTCAACTGAACGGGCAAATCTAATATCTTCTAATGCTAAATTTGCTTTTCCATTCATATCTTCTTCGTATTGTAAATATGATTTTGGAATTTTTACACTACTGAATCATTTACTTAAAAGATATTCAATATCTTCTATTTTATCCATATTAGCACCACCGGGTAATGTTTCTACTCTGGTTGATGATTCGTTTCCTCTTACTGGAAAAAAGAAATCTTCAAGTGTATTTTGAACATTATATTTTAAATCTAATTCACCAGTTGATCTATCAATAATTTGTTCTTTTTTAATTCTATTTGTAAATTTTTCCATCCAAGCATCAATATTTTGAACTGGTAAATTACCTACATTAACATAAAAAATTCTTCTTTCAGGTGCTCTCATGATTCTGTAAACCATCATTGCATCTTCCATTAATTTTAATTGTTTTCAAGTTCTTCTACCACTTTCAATAATACTTTTTCCATATGGTAAATAATTTGTATCACTTAATAATCTAAAATGAATAACTTCATAATTTGATAAATTATTTTTTAAATAACTATTTGCACCAGTTAATCTGAATACTATTTTCTTTTTTCCTTGACGTTCACCTTCAGTAATTTTTTGTTCTTCACGTTCTAATTCATATACTGAAAATGGATATGCATTAGTAATTCCTAATCCAGGAGAAATTTCTAATATTAAAAAGAAATCACCATACTTACATAAATTTCTAATTCATGGAAATGCATTAAATTCGATATTCAAAATATTAAAAAATAGTTTTTCTATTTCTTCTTTTATTTCTTTTTTTTCTGATTTTATTGAAACAACTAAACCTTCATTAGATTTTAAGGTACTTTCTTCAGCATAAATATCCAATGCTGAAGCAACTATACTATCCATATCCATAGTTTCATAATCTCTATAACGTAATCTTCTATTAATAGATTGAAGATTTTGGTTTTCACTCATTTTTTGATTATTTGTATAAATACCACCATAATTTCTATCAAGATTAGTTTCATATTCTTTATTTTTATTACCAATCTGGTCAATATTAATTTTTTTATGATTAATATAAGTTAACGCATTATCTACTTTAAATAATTTTTTTAAATTATCAAAAACGTTTTCTGGATTAACTGTTCCCTTTTTAGTTTCAATATCTTTTTTATTCATTATATTCCTTTTATACTAATTTAAAAGTTCTTTCATATCAAAATTAAAATATTTACCATATCTTTGTGTATATGGATCTTCTGTATTTGAATTTGTATAAATTATATTAAAATCATTTTTTTTTGCTTTACTATTTTTTTTGTTATGAAATGATTGATTTTTTTCTAAAATTAAATCTAATCGTGTATTATCTAAATCATTTATTATTTTTCTTAATTTAATTGCTGTATCTCTAATAAATAAAGCTATACCAAATGATATTACTAAATCATCGTGATAACTACTCATTGCTTGATATTTTCCATTAATATTTATAAATGTTAATAATTCGGTTGTTAATCTTTTTGATTTAATAATTACTAAATCTTCAGTAATAAAATCATCTATTTTTTGAATTACTAATGGTCTTGTTTTCATTGTTGTTATAAAACCAGGTTTTACATTTCCTTTAGTTTTATCTAAATCATTTTCAAGTGTTCCATTATTTATATTTGGATCAACAAAATCTAACGAACCTCTTTTACTAAAAAATAAATTTTCATAAAAAGCATCCATAACTGGTTGAATTACAGCCGGACCTAAATTGTTTCTTTCTATTACTAATAATGCTTCATTATAATCTTTTGCTAATTCTAATAATAATTCACCAAATTTCTTAGGATTCATATGCCCTTTAAATTCAGCAACTTGTTCACAATTTTCTAATTCAATTACATGACAAGCACTAAAATCACCATCATCACCACCATCAGCAGTATCAGCAGCAATCATATAATGTTTATTTTTTTCTGGTAATTTTCAAAATCAAGTCAATTCATCTTTTGATTTTAAAATAGGATCTTCAGTTTTATCAATAAGTTCTTTTATTTTTCAACCTTTTATTAAAGTGTTTCCTGTTGCTAAGAATGAACAACCATGTTCCTGTTCAAATTCTCGTTCGGATGATGCTTTAATTCTTTCTGCTTTTCATGCTTCATCTCTATCTGGATGTACCCACCAATCTAATCTAATTGGATAAAAATTATTTAAACCTTCATCGGCATCTGTTCATTTTTTATGATACCAATTACCAACACCGTTTGGTGTAGAAATTACAATTGTTTGTCCACCAGATTCAGATAATGTTTCTGATGCTCCAGTTCAAATTTTATCAATTCCTTTAATGTGGGCACAATTATGATTAATAATTTTATTACTAAAATATTGGTTTTTCATTTTTACATTTAATAAATCATAAACTTTTTGTTGAATATTTATAATTTCAATTTTTTGTATAGAAATATTATTAAATAATAAATCATTAATTTTTAATTTATTTGCTTCTTTAAATGTTCCATTTAAAATTTTTATTTTATGTGTATTAGTACATTTTAAATAAGTTTTATCATTAAATGAAAATTTAATAATTTTGTTTGAAGATGTTTCTTTAATACCATCAAAGTCACTTCATCCATCTGGAGTCAATACTTCTCATTCATTTATTTGTTTTTTATTCTGATATTTATTAATCATTTATTTTCCAATAAAGTTTAAACATTTATTTAAAATTAAATCTGGATTATTTAAAAAATCTTTTTCTTTTATTCTTAATAATTCAATATTTTTAATACTTTCTTTAATTAATAATGTTCTTTCATTATCTTTTTTAATTTGTTTTTCATGAAAAGATTCATCAAATTCAATTCATTTATTTAATTGTGGTATATAAAAATCTAAATATTTTATTGATTTTTTTGTTAAAACTCTATATTCATTTGTTTTTTTATCTTTACCATTTATAGCATAAAAACATTCAATATTTTTATGAGTTTCTTTTAATTTATTAGTTAAAGATTCAAATAATTTTTGTGAATTTAAAGAAAAATTTGGACAATATTTTGCATATTCACCATATTTAATAAATATTGTTTTTGTTCCTTTTTCTATATTATTATAATTTTCATTTCCATATAGTTTTAATTTTGTTTGTTTTATTTTATTACTAATTTCTTTTAATTCTTCTTTTGTTTTATCGTTTCAAGTATTTTTAATCTTTTCTTTTCATTCTTTTGTTTGTGAATAATTTTTTAAATGTTTACCATGTGTTCGTTGTAATGAATTTAATCTAGATGTTTTTATTTTTTCTTTTATTTCTGGAACTTTATTTATATCTTCATAACCAAATAATTTCATATTGTGTTTTTTGTCTTGTAAAACACATTTTGTTCCATATTTTTCTTTACAAGTATTTTCTATTTTTTTTCTAATTTCTTTTACTTTTGCGGGATTATCTTTACCATATTTTTTAATCATTGTATTTTTTATTTTTTCTTTAATTTCACCAGAACCTAAACCTATACCACCATATTTTTCTTTACAAGTATTTTTTATTTTTTCTCTAACTTCTTTTGATTGTAATGAATATTCAACACCATATTTTTTTAAACAAGTTTGTTTAATTTTTTCTTTAATTTCTTTTGCTTGTGTTATATATTCAACTTCATATTTTTCTTTACAAGTATTTTTTATTTTTTCTCTAACTTCTTTTGATTGTAATGAATATTCAACACCATATTTTTCTAAATTTGTTTTTTTCATTTTATTTTTAACAATATCAGATTGGGATGGAGATTCAAACCCATATTTTTTTAAACTATTTTCTTTTTTCTTTTTTTGAACACTTTTTAATTGACTTACATTTATAACTCCATATTTTTTTAATAAAGATTCTTTAGTTTTTTGCATTTTATATATATTTTCACATTTTTTCGAACATGTTTTTTTAAATCCAAAAGATAAATCTTTAAATTCAATTTTATTATTACATATTATACATTTATTTTCATTTGGTTTCATCATAAACTTAGTATAATATTCTTCAAATGATATTTCTGGATGGTATTTTTTTAAATGTTTTGTTTGACTGCTTCCAGTTGTAAATTTTTTATTACATATTTCACATTTTAATCTATTTGAATTTATCATATTTTATCTTTTTTAAATTACTATTTACAATAATAAATATTTTTAAATGGTAAAAAAACAGAAACATTTAACTTATTTGTAATAGTTATTTAAATACAATTCTCCAATATTAACTTCTTTTATTTCACCAGTGTTTTTATTTTTTATTTTTATTTTATTGTCATAAGTTAAACATTCATCTAAAACAAGTAAGGATAGAGATTCAGACCTTCCAGCATCTCCAGAACTTGGAACCGCTTTTACAAAACTACCATTAGTTAATTCAACCGACATTTCATTATCTTTTCTAATTTTTTCAGTCATTAATCATGATGGAAATTTATTCAATGCAACTTTAACTTTTTTAACTAAATTTATTGCTGTTGTTTTTTTTGTTGCAATTACTAAAGCATTATAATTTTCTTCAAAAATCATTCCACAAGCAATAAATCCAGCAACTAAGGTTGATAATCCTAATTGTCGAGATTTTAAAATTATAACATCTTCTTTATCTTCAAATACTTTTAAACATTTTTTTTGATATTCTCTTAATATAAAAGGCATATTACCTTTACCTGGTATTGGAATTTTACCATATTTTAATAAACAATATTCATAACTTTTAGAGCATTTTGCAATTTCTCTAAAAATTGTTTGTTTTAGTTCTTGATCTTCAGTTAATTCAATATTTTGGATTTGTTCGGACATTATATTTGTTGTTCTTTTTCTTTATCCATTTGTTCTTTAATTATTTTGAGTTTTCTTTTAAATTCATGAATATTTGCTTTTTCATTTGTTTCTGCTTTTTCGTTTATATGACAAATAAAACAACCACCAGTATGTAACATTGCTTTTGTATCTAAATCTCCTCTTTTCATTATGTTACCACATTTAGGACAAAATAAAGGAGTTACTGGATTATTTAATGGATCATCTTTTTCCATTTCTTTTCTTCCATCTTTTGTTCTTCTATATCAAACCATTGTTTCTGAATCAACAAAAGCGGTACCAACCGAATGTCTATGTCAACTTGGTAATAATGATTTATCAACTCATTTACCATCTTCATTTTGAGTTGGAACAGTAATAAATATTTTTTGTTCGTTTGCTTTTTTAATATAATCTCAAGAAGTTTTTGATGGGTCTAAGTTTGAATTATTTCTCATATATTCCTCTTATTTGTTTTATTAAAATTCTTTATAAAAAACTATTGTGCCCGAATCTTCTCATTCATAGTCTCAATTATATTTTTTTAATATTTTTTCTACTTTTGGATCAATTTTGTCATTATGGTAATTAAATAATGGATTTTCATTTTTATCTAATGATAATTCTCCACCTATGATTTTTTCTCTACCATCTTTAAATTTATCTTTTTTAAACCCTTTACCATCTGTAGTTAAGTTATTTAATAATTTTAATAATGTATCGGCTTTACCTGATTCATTCAATTTTTGAATTTCTTCTCTAATTATTTCTCTTAATTGTTTTTCTTCGATTTTCATTTTATTATTTCCTCTATATTTTATTCTATATCAATTTCTTCAAAATGATTTTTTAAATCATTTCTTAATTTTTCCATATCAATTGAAGGGCATTCTGGTTTTTTTGAATCCAATTCACAATGTCCAACTATATTATCAATATCAATATTAAATTTTATAATTAATTCAACTAAAAAACTAAATAATTTAAATAACATTAAATTATGATATTTACCATTTTTATGAATAAAACATATATAATAATTATCTATATTATATCCATAAGCATGAGCACCTTTTTCATTTGCTTGTATTCATTCATCAGCATCTAAAGTTCTACCACATTCGATTGAACCAATTAATTCATAAAATTTTCTATTATTTTTATAATCAGAATAATTAGTATATCCATTATTTATAATTCAATGATATCCAATTCCTGATCATCCTTTTTCTTTATGTCATTTATCAATAGTAAAAGCATTTCCTCATTCACTTGCACTATGGTGTATAATTATTCTTTTAATTTTTTTCATTAAATTTCTCTTATATTAATAGACATAAATAAATATTTTTTAAACTTTTTTATTTTTATTTAATTTTTTAAGTTCAAAATATTTATAAAAGTAAAAAAAATATCTTGCATATTATAAAAATAATGTTTATATTTAGTAAGATAAAAAAAGAAAAGGAAATGTTATGACTGAAATGAATATTAAAATAGTTATCAATGATAAAAAAGATTTAAGTAATGTTTTTAATGCCTTAGATCGAATTCCAGAATTTCTGGAATGTAATTTTATTAAAATTGGTATGGCTTTTGATAATGGTGATATTATTAATTATGAATTAGTAGAAAAATCAAAAATTATACATGGAGAAATTAAATAAATAGTATGTAACGGTATGCAAACTGGATAAGCAGGCGGTCTGTAAAACCGCAGTCTTCGGACAATTGGAAGTTCAAATCTTCCTCGTTGCACCAATGTTTTTTGAAAATTGATAAAATAATGAAATGATGGCTCTTTATGCTAACGGAAAAGCAGCAAGATTTAAAATCTTGTGTTTCTGAGTTCGAATCTCAGAAGGGCTACTATTTAAAAATACTTCTTTACGCTAATTGGCAAAGCGGCAGTCCTCAAAAGTCTGTGTTTCTCAGTTCGATTCTGAGAAGGAGTACAAAATGCATCTTTAGCCCAATGGAAGAGCATTCGGTTGAAGCCCGAGGGATTCTTGTTCGATTCAAGAAAGATGCACAATTAAAAATCGAGAAATATCTTAATTTGGCCTAAAGAACTGGTTTTGGAAATCAGTGTATTCCAGTTCGAATCTGGATTTCTCGACTAAATGTTATTTGAAATAAGCAGGATTAGTTCAATGGTAGAACCGGTGTTTTGTACGCATCATATGAGGATTCGATTTCTTTATCCTGCTCAAAATAATAAAACATTTGCATATTAAAAGTATATGAGTTATATTATAAATGTTATTTGAAAGAAGAAATTAATAAATAGGTCGTTGGACCAAGCTACGGTACTTGGGGCAGACTTCAAATCTGCGGATGATATTCCAACCATTGTCCCCGAGGGTTCGACTCCTTCACGGCCTGCTTGGTTTATAAAATATATAAATGAAAGAGTTATAAAAATGATATTAATAAAATGTAAAATTTGTAAAAAAGAATACGAAATCAATGTTCAACCAGAACAAATTGAAGAATGGCGTAATGGAAAATATATTCAACATGCAATGCCTAATTTAACTGCTGGTGAAAGAGAATTATTTATTTCTGGATTTTGTGATATTTGTTGGCAAAAAATGTTTTCTGAGGAGGAATAGTTATGTCTGGAAATTGTTTTATTAATACAAAATCAATCAAAAGAAAATATATTAAATATATAGTAAGTGAATTTCTTGAATATTGTGAACATGATGAAGATATTCCAAAATTATTAAATTTAAATACTTGTATAGGTTTAGGTTCAACTAGACAGATATTAGAAAATGATTTTAAATTTGTTGTTGGGAAAAGTGGTGATATTGATTTATGTTTTTTAATCAATAGTATTAATGGTTCGTTTGATGAAATTAAAAAAGAATTAATTAAATATTTTGGATATAGATTTAAAGTAAAATCTTATTTGTATAATATCATAACTATTGAATTTAAAAGTAATCATTCAGAAATACATAATCCAATTCAGATTGATATAATGTTAGCAAATAATTTAATAGAATATGAATATTTATCTACATTACGTTTTTATTCTGAAGAATCTATTTATCAAAATAAAATTAAAGGTTTACATAGAACTGAATTAATTAGAAGTTTGTTAAAAGATAATGGATATAGTTTAGGAATGAATTGTATTAAAGTATTTGTATGGAATGATAAATTTAAAGATTTAGATGAATTAAAAGTTTATATTCAAAACAAATATAAAAAAGCAAGAACTCAAAATTCTAGGAATGATTGGAATTTTTTATTTCAATGGATTAATACATTTGATGATTTGGATGCTATAAAATTTAAAGTATCAAATACTGGAATATATTATGATAATACTTTAATTAGTAGATTGTATATTGATAAAATTTTAAATAATTTATATTCAGAAACACCATTAATTAAATTTATAGATGTTTTATTTGAAAAAATAAATTTAGATAATGAGTATTTTTCGATATTTTTAAATAAAATATTTGATCGTGTATTAAATTTAAATTCTTTTCAATCGATAATAAAATCATTTTCATCTTCATATTTTACTCATAGTATGAAATATGATTACTTAAAACAGTTAGAATCTAAACCAGGTAAAAATATTGTTAATAGAAAAATTAGAAAGTT